AAAAGAAACAAAGTTATGTCCTAAATGCGGAAGCGTTATGAACGTATCCAACTTTTATAAGCGGAAGAGCGATGGTTCTTATATGGATATGTGCAAAAAATGTATTACTATGCATGTCGATCCATTTGATCCAGAAACTTTTCTTTGGCTCTTGGAGGATGCGGACGTCCCTTACGTGGAACATGAGTGGGATAAAGTGCGGAATACCGCATTTGCTAAAGATCCCAAAAAGTTAGGTTCTGTATTCGGTAAATACCTTTCTAAGATGCGGATTATGCAATATAAAGAATATAGTTGGAAGGATACCGAATGGCTCCGCAACAAAGAAGAAGAAGATAAAAAGCGTTTTCTTGAAAATAATCCAGATGTTGCTATTAGAGATGCGCAACTCAAAAAGCAATTTGAAAGTGGACAGATTTCAGAGGCGCAGTACAAAACCTTAGCAAGCGCAAATGTTCAAAAGCAATCTTTAGATGAACAAGCTATGGGTGTTATTATGAGTACTGCGGCGGCTGGCAGTGCGGGCGTCGTACCGGGAGGTCCTGCGCCATTAGGAGTTTCGCAAGAAGTGATGGCAGAATTTGTTGATCCCGGCAAGAACCTTACCAACGAAGATAAAATTTATCTAGCAACTAAATGGGGTTCAACATATCAACCGTCTGATTGGATTGCTCTTGAAAATTTTTATAATGAAATGTGTGAATCATTTGATATTCAAGATGCGGATACCATTAGTACATTAAAACTTATCTGCAAAACCAACTTGAAAATGAACCAGGCGATTAAAGAAGAAAATCGGTCGCCTTTAAACTTTGTGAACCTTATCAAGGGTGTCGCTTAAAGCGGCTAACGGTGAAACCTAAGTCTTAAAAAAGATATGGTAATACCGTGCTAAGATATTTAAGTTTTCCATTTTTTATTTTTAATTCTATAAAAGGAGGTGAAAAAATATGAGTAAACAATACTATGTTTATTTAACAACTAATTTAATTAACAATAAAAAGTATATAGGTAAACATATTGGAGACATAAATGATAATTACTTAGGTAGTGGAGTTCTTCTTAAAAGAGCAATAAAAAAGTATGGAAAAGAAAATTTTAAAAAAGACATACTGTGCATATGCAACAATGAAGAAGAATTAAATAATAAAGAATGTTTTTATATTAAATTATATAATGCAGTTAATAATCCAAATTATTATAATATTGCAGATGGCGGTCAAGGAGGAAACGTTTCTCATGGTTACTCTTTAGAAAAACGCAAAGAAATAAATCAAAAAATAAGCGAAAAAAATAGTGGTAAAAATCATCATATGTATGGGAAACATCATTCTGAAGAAACTAAACAAAAGTTACAAATAAAATCTTTACAATATTGGACTGACGAACGTAAAAAAGAGCGTTCAAAATTATATCAAGGTAAAAACAATCCAATGTACGGCAAACATCAAAGTCAAGAAGCTAAAAACAAGATAAATAGAGATAAAAGAATAAAGATTTGTCAACTAGATAAAAATACTTTAGAGTTAATAAAAGAATATGATGGTATAAGAGAAGCTGAAAGACAGCTAAATGTAAGTCATGGGCTAATTGGAAGAGTGCTAGACAAAGAAGATAAAACTGCATATGGATATAAATGGAAAACTAAAATATAAAGTGTAGAGACTATCGAAAGCCTATTATTATATAGAGTGAGTAGAGTACATTTACTATTGATACGTAAATGGAAGCGCAAAGCATCATTAAAACAATGATGAAGAGATAGTCCATACCTAATGAAAGTTAGGAATAATATACGATATAGGCGATGTAGAAACTTTTAATAAGCTGTCTCGTGCATATGAAGCTATGCGGAAGTCAGCTAAATTTACTGCCGCACAGAAGAAAGAACAAGAAACAGAATTTGTTGATTGTGTTGGTAACATGGTTGCCTATTGTGAACGAGAAGGCGGCAGAATCCCCGCTTATGATATTTCAACAGATAAAGATGTTATTGATAAGATTATTAAAGACTTAAAAGAGTATAATAGAAATCTTATCTATACTGATACTTCTCTTGCTCGACAAATAGAAGAATATATTGCATTACGTAAGGCAATGGATGAGAACAAGAGAGATAGAGAAGAAGCGGAAGCTAAGGGATTAGAAGTACCAGAACTTACAGATAAAGATTTGGTTGACTATGAAGCGGCTATCGCAGAAGGACATCGCAAAGATAATGAAATAGAGGAATAAAAAATGAGTCTACAAACTATCTTAGACTTATCTTCTTCTAAAAGTAATATAACTAAACAAGGTCTTTCAGAAGAAAGACTGAAAGCGCAATTAGGTAATCTACGTACTATGATTGCCTTTTATAGACAATATCCAGATTTATTGGTAGATGAGTTAAGCGGATATGCGGACGCTCAAAGGAATGGAACATTAAAAAGCTATAAAGGTTTTAAGTTCTATACGTATCAGAGAATATTTCTTCGTGTTGTAATGCGACATAGATATGTGTATGCGACATTTCCCCGTGCATATTCAAAGTCATTTCTATCAATGATGGTCTTGATGTTGAGATGTATTTTGTATCCCGGTTCTCATTTGTTTGTAACTACGGGCGGTAAACTATATTAATTTAATTTTATATATAAAGGAGGAGCATTATGAGTGCAAAAAACGTCCTAACTAATTTTGAAACTATAGATTCAGAAGAAAAAGCTTATTGGCTAGGTTTTCTTTATGCTGACGGAAGTGTTGGTTCATCAGAAGATAAGATTGAACTAGGGTTAGCAGAAAAAGATTTAAAACATATTGAAAAATTTAGAGATTTTATGGGAATCTCTAATAAAATTAGCTATAGAGAATCAACTAAGTCTTATAGAATGTCTTTTAGAAGTGCTAATTGTAAAAGAGATTTGATTGATAAAGGATGTGTACCTAAAAAATCTTTAATATTAAAATTTCCAACTGAAGAACAAGTTCCTAAAACTTTAATTAAGCATTTTATTAGAGGATATTTTGACGGAGACGGTTGGTTTACAAATACTGATAGCTGTTTTCAAGTTGGTATTATAGGAACCGAAGATTTTATAAAGGGGTTTCTTGATAATATTGAAAATGTTAATAAAGATAATAAAATTTTTACAGTTCATAGAACAGATGGCGCAAAAAGATATGTATTTGGCGCCTATCAAGATGTTTTAAATTTTTTAAACTGGATTTATGAAGATAGTAATGTTTACTTAGATAGAAAATATGAACATTATTTAGATTTTATTCAAAATGGTAGTAAATATCATAAAAACTAAAAAACTTGCCGCATATTAAAGAAATTTAGTATGAAAAACTGCGGGATTAAGCTGGGACTTTGAAATGGGAATCAGAACCGAAGGATACGCGAAGCGTAGACAGGGGCAACGCATAGGCGGTGAAAAGATATAATCCGCCCACGAGACCGCGGCAGCTTAGCAAGTAAAGTTGAAGTTGAAAAGGTATGCTGAACTTACATGAAACAAAATGTAAGAACCAAAGGATAAAAAGCCTTTGGGGTAACATAATGAAGGAACAAGCAGCCTCCATAACTTGCGCAAAGATCGATGAGATATGTCAGTTAATTCCAGCTCTAGCGAATGAAATTAATTTCGATAGAGGAGCGTCTAAAAAATCTAAAAATGATGTTAAATATATTTTTAAAAATGGTTCTGTTATAGATGTGTTAGCAGCAAAAGAAAGCTCTAGAGGTCAACGTAGAACAGGTGGGCTTATGGAAGAGTGTGTTCTTATTGATCAAACAGCACTAAATGAAATCGTAATTCCTACAACTAACGTTACTCGTCTATTGCCAGATGGAACACGAAATAATACAGAAGTTGTTAATAAATCACAAATATATATCACTACAGCAGGATGGCGTTCGTCTTTTGCTTATAGTAAATTAATAGAATTGCTTATTATGTCTTTAATTGAGCCTGATGAAGTAATGATTATGGGCGGAACCTATGAAACTCCTGTTGTAGAAGGATTGTTGGATGAAGATTTTGTTGATCAGTTAAAGTCAAATGGAACTTATGCGGAAGACTCTTTTGATAGAGAGTATCGAAGCATTTGGAGTGGAGATGCGGTCAACGCATTTTTCTCCTCTGATAATTTTGACAAATATAGAGTTCTTTTACAACCAGAATATGAGCATAGCGGACGTTCTTCAAAATCTGCTTATTACATATTAGGAGTCGATGTTGGACGTCTTGCATGTACAACAGAGGTTTCTGTAATAAAAGTAACGCCGCAACCGACTGGACCATTTTTGAAGTCTATTGTAAATCTTTATACTCTTGAGGCAGAGCATTTTGAAGATCAAGCAATAGAAATAAAGAAAATATATTACAAATATAAAGCAAGGACGATTGCTCTTGATGCAAACGGCATCGGAGCTGGTTTCGTTGATTTCTTAACTAGAGGTCAAATTGATCCTGAAACAGGTGAAGAGTTACCTCCGTTTGGAGTAGAAGGCGGAACAGCGGAAGACGCAACCGATCCTTATAAAAAGATTAAAGGTGTTGGAGTTGAAAATGATGCTTTATTCTTAATTAAAGCAAATGCACCTTTGAATACAGAAATGTATTCATATACTAAAGTGCAAATGTTAAGTGGAAAAGTAAAATTTTTACAAGATGAAGCAT